CAAGGCTCTACCTAAGTCTGATTGCTGTAGCCCTGCCGCCGTTGTTGCGCCTGATAAGCCACGCGCTAAATCGGCTTGTTGGATACCTGCGGCGCTTTGCGCCGCTTGTAATGCTCTCGCAATATCCTGCTGCTGTGCGCTTACGCCGACTTCTGCCGCCGCCAACTGCCGCCCGATGTCTTGCCCAGAAACAGAACCAAGAGCTTGTGCGGCTTGTAGTTGTCTTGCTCGGTCTTGCTGTAAGTTTTGCGCTAAGACGGGGGCAGACGCCGCAGCAATACCTCGGCCTAAACTGTCTGCAAAACTACCAGACCCCAAGCGCCCACCAAGGGCATACTGAGAGCTAACATTGTCAACCGCACCGCTAATGGCATCGTCAATCTGTGCTTGCAGTAATGGATTAGTGCCGCCGCTGGCTAGGCCAGTGAGCAATCCTGTTGCTGCATTTTGCTGCTCAGCTATGTTGGAAAGCCCTGACGTATCAACTGCCCGATTACCTGCCGATACTATATTGCTTGCGTCTGTAGCACGTTGCGCTGCGTTTAAAACGCCTTGCAAATCTGTTTGGGCGTTAGCCGCACTAGCCAACCCTGACGTATCAACTGCCTGATTACCTGCCGATACTATATTGCTTGCGTCTGTAACACGTTGCGCTGCGTTTAAAACGCCTTGCAAATCCGTTTGGGCGTTAGCCGCACTAGCCAACCCAGATGTCCCAACTGCCCGATTACCTGCCGATACTATATTGCTTGCGTCTGTTGCGCGTTGCGCTGCGTTTAGCACGCCTTGCAAATCTGTTTGGGCAGTGCCAGCGGCGCGTAAGGCTGCTGGGTCAACCGCACGATTTGCAGCATTTGTAATGCCGCCAGTATCAACGCCAGCTAATGCGGCCTGTCTCAGACCTGCCAAGTCTGCGCGGTCGCCTAAAACGCCTTGCAATGCAGATGTGTCGATCCCTGCGCCGACTAGATCGTTAAGAGGGTCTAAGCTTTGTCTAGTGTTGGCGGCTCTGAGTAGAGAGCTATAGTCTACCGCCCTTGACTGAATGTCGCCTCGGTTAAGCTGGTCTTGCAGTGCTGATATGTCAACCGCGCCGCCCATAAGGCCACCAAGGTTTTGCTGAGCGCTTGCCAGATAGCTAGGGGGTGTTGTGAGCGCCGCCGCCGCCGCGTCAACAGCGCTTCTTTCAGTGCCGCTTAAACCAGCAACGCCCTGCAATGCAGCTTGAGGGTTAAAATCGCTAACCGCCTGAAACGATGACGCGAACGGGTTGTAATCAGTGTAAGCGCTTTTTAAGGCATTTTCAATCGCAGGGGGTAACGATTGTACGTTTGTGACTGTTTGGCTGCCGCCGCCCTTGGACATATCACAATTCCTTCTTATAAGTAATGTAAGCCTGACCCCAGCCAAGCGGTTCAAGATACCTTGACCACGCTCGCCGCCCGTAGCCTTCTAGGTGGGTGCATCCGTTCCGCTTGGCGTGTTCTTCAACCGCCGATTGCGATAACTGAAGCCATTCTTTCATTCGTGTTCCACCGATGAAATCCATCGCTAACGCTTTGGTCTTCGGATAAGTTATAATTCGCGTTGTGATCGCGCCGACAAACTCGCCAGTGGTTTCATCAACAGCAGCCCAAACAACGTAAATGCCAGCTAAAGCGCCAGCGTACACATCATCCAAGTCAATAACCTCAGGGTTTAAACTGACGGCTTTACCAAGCAACGGGGAGACATGCGGCCAAACACTAGGCAGCAAATTTGGGTGGATTGCTGTAAATTTCATCCGATCACAATGTAGAGGAAGGTTCTGTCCGTCTGGGAGTTATTCGCATGGGTTATTGTAAAACCCTGCTTTGCTCTTGCAGATAGGTACATAGTGCCGCCGCCTTGCTCAGCAGCAGCATTGGCCGTGGTCGGCGTAAATAGAATTACGCTGTCTGGCCCTGCGCGGTAGTCAGTCACCGCCGTAGAAGCAGCGCTTGCCGTAAGCGTTACGCTGCCAGTAGAGTTAAACTTGCCGTCAGTCAGAAGATTAACAGCAAAAGCAACCTGCCGTGGCGTTGCGCCATCAGCAGGTAGCTTGACGTAGTTAAAGTCGGTCATCTGCGGCCCATGCCAACAGCGTCAACATCAACGCCCAAGGCGTAACGCCAAGTACCGCTGACATTCACCCGCACGCGGTGATAACGCCCACTGCTTCGCGCTGGGCAGTTGTTATCATCGTTGAGCGAAACCGCTGCGCTAAAGCTGGGGCTGTCGATTTGGCGAGAGCGTGAGCCAACTTGGACGCTAAGCGTAGGCGCAGTGCTGCGAGATGTAACATATGGAGTTATGCCTCGGATTAACGATTGCCGCATGGTGGCTGGCTCAAACTCGGTCGTTTCCAGAACGGCAGCAAGCGGTGCGCCCGTGAGCGTGTGTATCTTTTTGTCTTTGCTGGCGCTTAGCTGGAAAAACCCACCAGCGTAAAACCTGCTGTCTAATGACGTGGTTAAGCCGTCTAGGCTGCTGCCCAGGTTGTCTAAGCTTTCCACTGTAAAGCTCGGCGTTAGGGAAGACGCCAAAAGCTCATGCTCAAGCTCCGCAACAGACCAGCGCTGCACGGCATAGTTATACACCAAAACCTTATCTGGGTTGCCTACACCGCCGACTGAGGGATAGCCCCACATAACCACTTGGTTTTCGGGATCAATCGCGCAGCTTATCCTGTCTGAGTTGGCAAAGTCCAAGTCGCCAAAGAAAAACTGGTCAACCTTCTCTGCGCCAATCGGGATGCTGCGCTGGCCGTCAAACATAAAGAAACCATCGTCAGCCAAGTAGAACACCTGAGTTGGCCCAAGTGAGGCAATACTGTTGGGGTAGTTACACCCGTGGCCTGTCTCAACCTTTTCAAAGGTAAAGATTAGCGGCGATCCAACGTATTGCATCCGCGCAATAGCTCGCTCCATAAGCACCACGCCAAACTCACCGCCGACCAAGCCAGTGATATGCCCAGCATCAGGTATGTCTTGGAAGTCAGCCTGATTGCTTCCGATAGTCCAGCTAGAGGCATCGTTAATTGCAGACCAGCGTACCCGGCTGCGATGCGTTGCTGAGCTATACGTCACGTTTGCGGTCACCACAAAGTCACGCACAACGGCTAAATGCCTAGCCGCTGGCGCACCGCTTATCGCAGAAAAAGCGCTGTCAGTGCCTATCGTAAAACCTTGCAGTACATCGCTGTCAGAGCCAGCAGCAATAACTTCATCGCCAAACCTGACAAAATCCCAATACATATCGCTGGTCATCGTGTAACCAGAGTTTGTGCTGTCTAAACTGAAGTCAGAGTTGTCCAGCTTGTAAAGCTTATCGTCATCGCCAGCAAAGGTAATCACAGTGCCGTCAGTGGCCTTAGTCGCGTATATACCGCGCAGCCTTTCCGTAGCCGCCGCAGAAACTTCGGTCAAACCAGCAAACGGCCTATACCCACGCGCGGCAGGTAAAACATTTGTTGCAACAGTTGAGCCGGGGTTCTGCAAGTCAGATTGGTCAGGTAGCCATTCGCCAAAAGGTATCATTGATTAAGCCAACTTTCTGAGCCAGCGCTTTGCTGGACAAATGCAATATTCGATGCGGCCAAGTCTGACCAAGTTTCGCTTCCCACAGACACATCCGACCAAGCCTCACTGCCAGCGGCAATGTCAGACCAAGCCTCGCCCCCAGCGGCTATTTCGCCCCACGCCTCGCCCAACTTTTCAGCGTCCAAGCTGACCGTTATGGCGACTTGAGGCGAAGCCGAAGCAACTGCCGTTATCAAAGAGCTTGCAAGTGATGTCACCGCAATGCTGCCCGCTGCCGTGCTGCTCAGAACGGCCTTAGCTTCGCCCGTTGCACTTGCGGCCATACTCACGCTTGCGCTGGGCTGTTGCACACGTTTTGCAGACGCCGCCTCGGTCAGAGCAATGCTGACGCTTGCCGCCATCGACACAGTAAACCGCGCCGTAGCCGCCACAGAAGCAGCGCCCGTAACGCTAGCGGAAGTGCTTCGCACCCGCGTTGCTGTAGTGCTTTGCGTGACCGCAATGCTCGGCGCAGACGCAACGGTTTTTACATGCGTGATCCCCGCGCTTGCCGTTGCGCTAAAAGATACAGCAGATGCCGTTTCGAATAGGTTAAGGTTGTCAAGCTGCTCAAGCGTACCAAACGCATCAAGCGCATCCATAGACCCCCAAGCATCAAGCTGCTCTAGCGTAGGGCCAAGTATCTCAGCCATGTTAAGCTGCCGTTACGTCCAAGTCTCCAGAGGCAATACGCAGAATATCGCCAGAAGCTATAGTTTTCGACGCCGAAAATGCGCCGTGGATCAACAGGTTTCCAGAGGATGAAGCGTCGAATATGCCAAAGTGGCTGACCGCGCCCCAGCTACCAGTAGCCGCCGCAAACTCAATCGCGCCAGAGTTGGACGTTGTTCCACTAGAGGCCGCGCTAAAGCTGGCCGACACGCGGGAGTAGTTGCTGCCAGACAACTCTGTGCCGCTATTGTCATCGCCAAAAGAGCCAGTGGATAACCCAATGTAGACATTGCTCGGCATGGTGTAAGAGCCAGTGCCTAACACATGGTCAAGGATTTCGTTTTCTAAATAGTCGCTCATTGCAGACATGGGTTAAACTCCTGCGTAATCCGATTTCATTGCTAAAGGCCCACCGAAAAAAGCCTTTTCGTTGTCCTGTTTGATTTCTTGCATCGCACGCGAAAACAGAGCGTCATACTGGTTAGCCCTAGCCTCGTCTAAGAGGTACAAATACGCAGCATGCAGCGCTCCATACAGATATGCGTCTGGGTGACGGGTAAGTATGGTGTTTGTCGTGTTGCTGTCAGACAGGGCAGATATGCTCTCGGAATAGATTATCTCAACCGTCATCGCGCTATCAGGGACAGGCCGAAGGGCAATCTCCGCGCCAATCACAGTGTAAATCTTAGGGCGACCGCCGCCAGATGAGGCGTAGGTTTCATAGTAATCCTTCGGTGAGGCGTACTCTAAGATGTCAACCGGGTCAGTGTTTAGCTTAACCAAGCGTATCTTGCGCAAGTCAGTTGGTAGGCTAACAAACTCATCGCTGGCCGATGTGGTCGCCGTAGCACGCTTTTCCTGTGAACGGGTGTCTAGCTCACGGCTCATGCGTGCTTCAGCAATATCAATGTATTCTGGTATTCGAGATGTCAGGTCATCACGCGCCAAAAAGTTGGCTACCGATGTCTGAAGCTCAGCATAAGTCGTTATCGCCATTAAACTGTACCGCCAGAAGTTCTAAAGAAACGATTGTCGTAGTCGTTTAGCCATTTGCGCCAAGCTTTCGGGTTTTGCTTGGGCTGGCCAAGTTTTGCGACCATTGCGTAGTAAAGCGGGGCTGGTATCTCAGCGACCTTTTGCTTGTGCCTCTGAGTGTTGCCGATAAGCGAGCCGGGTCGCCATTCGTTTGCCTC